GGACGGCGAGAACTGTTCCACCGACAACACTGACAGATATAACTTCTTATTATAATCTCCATAACCCAGGTGGTAATGTCAATCAAGGTGCTGCTGTAACATATGCCGCAGCAGCAAATTCATCAGATGTCATAATAACAACTAATTCACAGGCAGGACAGCGTGCTATTATGAGTAATGATGGGGGTGTTACGTGGTATGTGGCAGGTACTGTTGCATCAACAACCTATGCACTATATGCTGCTAACTCAACATTTTTTCGTGACTTAATCTATGTTGAACCCACCGGCAGTACAAGTTCTACGCGAGGGTTCATCACCGGGAATATGTTTATTCCTGAACAACATGTTGACAGTTTAGGACATCGGTTCGTAGGAAGCCCGTCAGCTGTTTCAAATTCAACATTAAGTAATCAAACTGCCTTCATAAAAATAGGATAAATATGTATTATAAATTTAACGCTGTCGGACAATTTGACGGGATATCTGAAACTGAATCTGATCGTACTACGACTAGTGCGCCTCCTGAATGTATTCCTGAATATAATTGGAATGGGTATAATTGGGTATACGCCCCGAATGTAAAACCAATTGAAATTGTGTTGGGAGGCGGAGGTAGTACGCCTATTATTGAAGAAACTCCTGCTGAAGCTGAGTCTGATCCTACTAGCTCTGAATAATGTACACCCTGTATTGTAGGAGTTTGTAACCCATGCCCATTGATATTCAAACGTTAGTCACCGCAAATCTTTTAACAGGATTTACGGGAAGTGCCGGCAGTCAAGGTGTTACAGGATTCACAGGGAGTCAAGGAAATATTGGCTTCACCGGTTCCCAGGGTGATATTGGCTATACTGGGAGTTTAGGATATACAGGTAGTATTGGCTATACCGGTAGTCAAGGAAATATTGGCTTCACCGGATCGCAAGGTGCTATAGGATTTACTGGTAGTTTAGGATATACGGGTAGTATTGGATTCACAGGAAGCCAAGGTCCTACAACAATAGCGGCATCTGCATTAACCGGCACCACACTCGCATCGGGCGTTACCTCATCAAGCTTGACGAGCGTAGGGACTTTAAGTAGTTTAACAGTTAGTGGTAACGTGACTGTTGACACGAACACGCTATTCGTAGATGCAACGAACGACCGTGTTGGGATAGGAACTACATCACCAACCTCACGATTGCATATTAGTGGTATAACTACCTTTGATGCTAGTATGCTTGAAAAAGCCACGGTATCTGCAACTGCAGCGTCCGGAACTATTGCGTTTGACGCAATAACTCAAGGGGTATTATTATATACTTCAAATTCATCAGGTAACTGGACATTGAATGTGCGTGGAAACAGTGGAACATCCTTAAATACATTAATGACCACTGGACAAAGTTTGACAATAGCATTTTTAGCGACTAATGGTAGTTCAGCATTTTATCAAACAGGATTCCAGATTGATGGGACATCAACTACCATAAAATGGATAGATGCCACTGCACCTAGTTCAGGTAATGCAAATAGTATAGAAGTATATTCATATACAATCGTTAAAACTGCGAACGCAACATTCACAGTGTTAGGTTCACGTTCGAGATTTGCATAACATATGTCGCCGTTATTAGGAAGTTTTGGCGGAGCATCTTCCCGGGGGTTTCGTGGATTTAAACTTTTAGGTCCTACAGGATCACCTTCCTCGCTCTATGTAAACGCAACTAGTTCTTCTGGTACTTATTTAACGTGGAGTAATGGGGATGCAACATCTTCTACACAAATTTATAGAAATGGAAGTTTAGTTATTACAGTATCACCCGGTACTAATACATATAGTGATTCTGGCCTAGCATCTGGTACATATTATAGCTATTATGTGAGACATATAAAAAATGGAATCCCATCTTTATCAAATTCAAATACATATGCAGTGTACACATGTGATGCGTATGGGGTACTTGTAAGTCAAGATTGTGATGGGACTACATTGATGAACACATATGCTGATGGAAATTGTGGTGGATATTCTCAAGTAGCTCAATACAATTCAGCACAATGTGCACCACAGTCGAATGGATCACAATTGATAAATGTAGGGTATTCAGGATGTGCTCAAGATGGTATGTGGGACGACACGTATGGACAAACAAGTTGTTGTAGTGGTGCGGCATGCTCAGGATCTACACAATGTTGTAATCCCGTAGATTACGGAAACGGGTGGGCTTCATGTGCTCATATGTGTGGGTCTGGATGTGTGTATAATTACTCTTTTCCTGGACCATATTATTACTGTAGCTAAAATTCTTTAAGGTGAAAATTATGTTTGATGATATTTTTAAGAAAATTAATAAGTACATATTAAATGCCAATGACGTTATTTTAGTAGCTATTGTTGCTGAAAGTTGTGTGCGGCAAAAACCTATACTTGTTGAACAGATTAAAAAATTTATTAGTGAAAAAGATCCTACCATAAAATTATTTGATATTTGTATACCTGAAGAAGAAATGCCTTTACCGAGAATTGCAACACAAATTGTATATTTTTACGTTCCTGGTAATATCAATCCTATATTTCATAGAGCTGGATTACTAAGTGAAAGTATGTTAGAACGTGATATAATTAATTTACGTAAGGTGATGCAAGGAAAAACATTTGAAACTATTTTCTATCCAGAAAATCCTGGGATAGAAAAAAAGATTGATGAAATGATAGAATCTGAGAATATTGACCGTTTCCCATCAATGTTTCAACAAGCAAGAAATTTTGCAGTAGAATCATGGAAAGCTAGTAAAAGATTGATGTCTGGGGGAAATATTTTAGTTCCGTCAGAAATAGCGTTTGAGCGTTACAGTATATGTCAAACGTGTCCGTTCCTTGAAAACAGTAGATGTAAAAAGTGTGGGTGTTTTATGGAAGCAAAAACGCATATTGCAACTTCAGAATGTCCTATAAACAAATGGTCAAAAGTTGATGTATGACAGTTAAAATAAAAAAAATTTTGTCAGATGAACAGCTGTCTACTATCTTATTAGAAGCTCAAACATCAGAACAAAAATCACTATTAAATAGCTCTTTAGATTATGAGATAGGAAATACGTTATTACATTTAGCAAATTCTATATCTGAACAAACTTTAAATTTTATGGGTAGTTTAAAACAAAAACACACTAGAAGTGATGTGTTTAAGTTATCTCATATCGTAAAAAGTTTTGACTTTTCTGAGCAACCTAAATTTGTATTCGTGATTCAACTAAAACCTTTTCAAGAAAACAATACTGCCCATCCTGTGTTTCTTGTAAATAGTGATAACAGATTAAGCATTAGTATGATTCTTGAAGAAGGTGATGGATATTTTCACAATTTACAAAATCCCCATGTTTTGTTACCGTTCGACTGTGCTGAAAATGATGTTTCTGTGAGATTGTATCTATTTTATGGATGATAAATATTATTATCTACCTATTCTCTAATAGAGATTAATATGCCTATTACTACACGCCAAGAATTAAAAGATTACTGTCTCCGCCGTTTGGGATATCCCGTCATTGAAATCAACGTGGATGAAGATCAGGTAGAAGATAGAATTCAAGACGCCTTAGAGTTTTGGAATGAATATCATTTTGACGGTGTAGAAAAAATTTATCTCAAGGCACAAGTCACAGCGTCTACATTACGCTTACAAGGTATGGGCGCGGGCTTATTCACGGTCGGTGAAATCATTACCGGTGCCACTTCAGGAGCGACCTCGACCATTTATGAAATTGTCGGGTTAAATCAATTCAAGCTAAAGGGTACAGACGGCACCTTTGCTAATGGTGAAGTCATCACAGGATCTATATCAGGTGTTTCAGCTACAACACATGCCTCAACTGCCTTTACGTTAGGTAACTGGGACTCACAATATTTCGATATTTCTGATGCCGTCACAGGTGTCACCCGTGTATTCTCTATTGGACCTGCAAACGTCGGCTCATCGCCACGAAATATCTTCGATGTTGTGTATCAGTTCCGTTTGACCGACTTATATGATTTAATGTCGAGTGATTTGATTTATTACGCGCAAGTCAAAACGCATTTACAAATGTTAGAAAATTTGTTGCCATCAGATCGCAATATTCGATTCAATAGAAAAATGAATCGTTTATACATTGATGTGAACTGGCTCGAAACATTTGTACCTGACAACTATATCGTGGCTGAATGTCATCGTATCCTTGATCCGAATCAATTCACTGAAGTTTATAACGACATGTTCTTGAAGCGCTATGCAACATCCTTGATTAAACGTCAGTGGGGCGAAAACATGAAGAAGTTCGGCGGGATTCAATTGCCAGGCGGCGTGATCTTAAACGGCAAAGAAATTTACGATGAAGCGGTCACAGAAATCATGAAGATCGAAGAAGAAATGCAAAGTCGTTACGAATTGCCTGTAGATTTCATGGTGGGATAATCCCATGCCCACAAATTTTTATTTTCAGTCAGGAAATACCTCAGGAATAACGAACGAACAACGCCTCGTTGAAGATTTAATTATCGAGAGCTTAAAAATTTACGGGCATGATGTTTATTACTTGCCGCGTACTCAAGTAAAGCTTGATACGTTATTTGGTGAAGATATTTTAAGTCAATTCACTCAAGCATATCCCATTGAAATGTATTTAACGAATGTGGATGGCTGGGCAGGTGAAAAAGAAATCTTTACAAAGTTCGGCATTGAAGTTCGTGATAAAGCGACATTCGTTGTTGCAAAACGTCGCTGGGAAAATAGCGTTGAACAAATGGCGCAACTCGTACAACTTCCTGAACGTCCTGCTGAAGGTGATTTAATTTATCTACCAAAAACTGATGCGATGTTCGAAATTAAGTTTGTCGAACATCTTGATCCGTTTTTCCAAGTTGGCAAATTCTACGTCTATAATCTACAATGTGAATTGTGGCAATACAGCTCAGAAGCTGTGCAAACAGGTATTGATGAAATTGATGATGATTTTGTTGAAAGATCCGCCAATATCTATGCCTATGATATTTTGGCACAAACAGGAGATCGTATCTTAACACAAGCGGGTGGATCAATTATCTCCAGTTCCTATAGCTTAGAAAATAACAATATCTTAAGTGATAATGATGACTTCCAAACACAAGGTCAAAGTATTTTGGACTTTAGCATTATCAATCCTTTCGGTGAAGTCTAATGTTTAACAACCAGCATTTTTATCATCAACACATTCGTAAAGCTATTATTGCGTTTGGGACGATATTTAATAACATTAATATTCGTAGAACAAACGCTCAAGGTGAAGTCGTACAAACTTTAGTGGTACCATTAAGTTATGCGCCAAAGCAAAAGATTATTGCGCGTGTGCAGGAAGTCGCAAATCTTGAAGAAGGTCGTGCAAAGTTCGAAGTAACCTTGCCACGTATTGGATTTGAAATAACCTCACTAAATTATGACTCGTCCCGTAAATTAGTGCCGATACAAACGGTTAAGGCCGTAAATGATGCTACAGATACGATGCGTCATACCTTTGTGTCTACGCCATATAACATGGGTATTAGTATGAGCATTTTTGCTAAGAATCAAGATGACGGATTGCAGATTCTTGAACAAATTTTGCCATACTTTAATCCTGATTTCAATGTCACGATTAATGAACTTCCTGTTCTTAACGCGAAACGTGACTTACAGTTTGTACTTGATAGTGTGAACTATAATGATGAATATGAAGGTAACTTCGATCAACGCATGTCGGTCATTTGGGATTTAAACTTCACCGTCAAGATTAACTTCTACGGCTATGTTGATACTGCGAACGTCATTAAGAAAACAATTACAAACTTGTATGCAGAAAATGCCGATGGTACCGGTATAGGTACACAGATTACATTAACGGCGACAGGTGATGCGAAAAATTATACTTTTGTTGAGGAATTCGATACTGTATTCCTAGGTGACTAAATATGTTTGAAGAATTAGATAAAAAATTTGATGTGACTCCTATCACACCTGAAGTTCAAGCGGTAGTAAAAACAGAAATAACTGATGACACAGAAAAAGCCAGAGAAACCCTTCACACGTTAATTGCGAAAGGCAATGACGCTATTGATGGTATTCTTAATATTGCAAAAAATAGTGATCATCCACGAGCATATGAAGTCGCCGGACAACTCATCAAAACGGTGTCTGATGTAGCGAAAGATTTGGTTGATGTACAAAAAAAGAAGCAGGACCTTGAAAGAAAAACACAAGCACATAATATAGGAACGCAAAATAACGTATTTGTCGGATCAACACATGAACTGATGAAAATGTTAAAAAATGCACAACCTATAGAAGATGCGGAGATTATTGATGAATGATGTGGCCTATCATGGTAATCCCAATCTTAAACCTATAGGATTATCCCTTCAGTATACTCAAGAACAAATTGTTGAATTAATTAAATGTCAACAAGATCCTCATTATTTTATTGAGAACTATTGTTACATCGTAACGCTTGATGAAGGATTGAAGCTATTTAAACTTTATGATTGCCAAAAGAAAAAAATAGATGTCATTTTAAATAATCGTAAAGTCGTTCTCATGGAAGGTCGTCAGCAAGGAAAAACGATTACGGCAGCGGCATGTATTCTTTGGT